TGTTAGGAAATGCTACTTCTGTTGCTATAACTTCAAGACCGCCAAGGGGTGCTATTTGTGCAGCAACATAGTCTACTACAGCTCCAGATGTTGGTAACTGTGTATCACTATCTGATATACTTGTTTGTTTTAAGTCACTCGCTAGTTTAGCAAGGGTTACGTTAGAGTCTGCAATCTTAACAGTTGTTACGTTAGCATCTGTAATCTTAGATGTAGTAACAGCATTAGAAGCAAGCTTTGCATCAGTTACATTAGTATTAGCTAGTTTAGCTGTTGTAACATTTGCATCTGCTATTTTTATTGTAATAACTGCATTATCAGTAATCTTAGGTGTAGTAACTTGACTATCACCTATGTGATCTGCGTCAATACTACGGTCTACATAATGCTCAGAATCTATACTGTTGTCTGCTATTTTAGCATTTGTTACCGCATCTGCTGCTATACCAGCTGTTACTACAGCATTATCTGCTATTTCTGCTGAGGTGATCGAGTCGTTCATCATCTTAGAATTACTGATGACGTTAGCTGCGATCTTTGCACCAGTTACATTAGCATCTGCAATTTTAGCTGTAGTTACAGAATTATCAGCAAGACGAGCAGTGTTAATAGAACCATCTACTATTTTTGCTGTAGTAACTGAGTCGTTTGCTAAATCTGCTGTAACAATAGTCCCATCTACAAGGTTAGCACTTGCTACTGTTATATCAGTTGGTAACGCACCACTGTTTAACTTAGCCATAGTAACAGCATTATCTGCTATTTTGTCAGTTGTAACATTTGCATCGGTTATTTTAGCTGTAGTTACGTTAGCGTCAGCTATCTTTGCAGTAGTTATATTAGCATCTGCAATCTTTGCTGTAGTAACTGCACTTGCTGCTATCTTAGGTGTGGTTACTGAATCAGTTGCTAACTTAGCAGTTGTAATTCCAGTATTTGCAATTTTAGCTGTAGTAACTGCACTTGTTGCTATCTTATCAGTTGTAACATTACTGTCTGCTATTTTAGCAGTAGTTACGTTACTGTCAGCTATCTTAGCAGTTGTGACGTTTGCATCAGTTATCTTAGCTGTTGTTATAGCATTGCTTGCTATGTCCCCGGCTACGATAGTTCCATCAAGTAATTTAGCACTTGTTACTGCACCATCTTTTAAAAATACAGTAGTAATAGCATCAGCTTTAAGTTCTCTATCCTGTGCTGCACGTAGTAGTTGATTATTATTACTTGTTAAATCTGCTGCTTTTAACGATGAACCAGCTGTGTAAGATGCCTTAGCAGAATCTATATTTGTGTTTCTACGTATTCTAACAAGTAAGCCGTTTTTAGGTGCACCAGATGACTCACATACAGTTGTATTTACTGTGCCTGTGGTGTTATCAAAAGTAACTGTTTTAGTTCCAGAAGTAGCGTAGCTAGGTATAGTGTAGTTATCAACTATTACACTTCCAACTTCGACAACTACTTCTGCTTGAGAAAATGTAGGGAAACTGTAGTTGAATGTTAAATCCGACCCATCCCCATTATAATCATGAAATGTTGTTGTTGCCATTTATTTGTACATATTGAGAATGTTTGTTGTGTCTCTCATTTTTATAACTTTTGCACGTTTTGCTTCCTTCTGTTCTTTCATAAGTTCTTGAACGTCTGGACGTGACATAATACTTGCCCATGCTTTTTTACGTGCTTGCTGAAATAGCTGGTCAATTTTACCATTGTGCCAATAATTTCTAGCGTCGTACTGAGCCCGTTTACCATCCCGTATATCTTTGTTCATCTGCTCGAGAGATGCTATAGCCTTTGGATTTACAGCTAGTTTATCTAACTGTCTTTCTAAGTTCTGATCTCCTATAGCTTTTTGAAACTGTGATCTAATTGCCGGTTGGTCTGTAAGGTTTGTACTGTCGGGTGCGTAGTATGTAGATAATCGTAAATCGTATCCGCTTTCAAATAAGAATTGTCTGCCTACACTCTGTGTCAAGTTTAATGATATAGGACTTACTGAGTTAAACACCCGAGTCATAAAGTCATACGGCTTGATAGGACTACCATTTAGCATATCATACTTGATAGGTAAGTCTTCACCGGGTAAAGCTTCAAATAATAAGTTACGGTTACGTATTGATTGATCTATACCAGAGCCTATTTCACGCATGTGTGGTGTAAATAATTTACCCATTTCATTACGTAAACCAGCTAATGGTAATTGGTTGTTCATTAGACTAGCAAGTATTCGTTCTCCTTGACCGGGGCGACCAGCAAATAAATCTACAAATGACTGTATACCAGCTAAGTATGACTTACTGGATATAGCTTGTGCTACAACTAATGATATTTTCTGTAATTCTCTTTCTGTCCATTCTTCTCCCATAAGTTCACTTGCATCACCTACATCAGCGATTGTTGACATTATGAGGTTAAAGGGTTCTATAGGATCGTATCCTACTCTTACGCCAGCTAGTTCTATAGTTCTAGGCATGTACCCAGCATCTATCCAACCTTGACGTTTCTGTCTGTCAGCTGGTCCATTACCAGTTATTTTACCATTCATCCATGCCTGTGCTGCTAAAAATGTAACAGCTGCACCTATGCCTAGTCTACCTGTTTGTAACGCTTGAGCGTTTTGTAGTTCTGTTAGGTTTGTAATACCATACTTAGCTACAGAATCTAAGTTATTAGGATTAGCAAAAGCTATATCGTTAAACTCTTTGACTAAGAAGTTAAAACCGGGTGTATGTTTACCTGTTAGTGCAAGTCCGTTTACACCAGTTCTAGCAAACAAAAAGAAAGGTCTAGCTAAAGGTGTAGATGAAAAGACATCGTTTAATCCCTTTGCAAAACCTGTAAGATCCTGTGTTAGTGTAACTTCTTTACTTGCAAACAGTGCAGCTTCGTCTTTGATGTTACCATTAGCATCAAACACCTGACCATAGAAATCATCTTGGTAAGCTTTCATAAGCTGTGGTGTAATCTCAGGTAACTCTATACCAGACCCCTGTAGGTCTAGTACTCTACGCATAGCCTTCTCTCGCATTTTGGCTCTACCTAGCATAAATCTAAAGGTATCGTCAGTTGCTGCCATGAGCTTGGTAGAGTATGAAAATATATTCCAGTTGTTTAGATTACGTAGCATGTTAGTCATAGCAAACGTCACACGATCTCCGTATGTAGCTCGTCCACTATCTTCTGCCCATCTACGTATAACTTCCCAGTTCTCATCACCCTTAGTAAATTCAGCATAACGTGTCTTAATTGTAGACATGTCACCTTTCCAGTATGCGTTAAGCTTCGTAAAGAATAACTCAAATGCTTCTGGTATAGATTCGTTAAGTGCATTAATGGATGCTAACGATGCTCTAATGGTAGCTGCATCACCTGTAAATGGGTAACGCATTGATGCTCCGAGAGCTGTAGATAATGGTCTAAGGAATGTTGCTGTACCTGTACCGAGTAAAGCTCTGAAAGGTGTCTTAGGTCCACTTAGGACACTATGACTCATCATTTCCTGTAAGCTTCTTATAAGAGCTCCTGTACGGTCTGGAGCAGTTGGGTCTAGTTTACCACCTTTTAGTACGGTTCTTGCCCAGTTGTCAAAGTCATCAAGTGTATTAACGTTTTTCATCATAGAAAAAGCTTCAAACAACGCATTAAGTAGGTCATCATTAGGGTCATCTTTAGCTATTTTTAGTATAGATAAGATAGAATCCTTAGTATCTACTACGTCTTGCTTGATTGCTTGCTCTATAGCTGCCTTTTTTTGTCCAGCTTTTAGTTGTCTGAAGGAGTCAGACTTGACAAATCTAGCTTTCTTAGTCTCATACAACGCTGTAAGCATCGTATCTATGATCTGTTTAGCTGGTCCATCTATGTCATCTACGGATACTAGATCCATAATCTCTCTACCAGCTATGCCTGTGTCTCTTAGCTGCTTAAGTAGTGTACCTACAACTAAGTCACCTACCACTACGTTCTCAGATGTCCAGATTTCTTGACCATTTACGACATCATTTGTAGCAAATAGCTCTGCAAGATACTCGTCGGGTGTCATATCAAGAGCATTTCTACCCTGTGTGATACGCATGTGACCTTCTATGGCATCTCTCCATGTGTCTACAAGTGCTTTTCTATTGCCTTTTACGAGTTCTAACTCTCTTGCAAACTTATCTGAACTCATCAATCCACGTAAAGTAGTCTCAACAATCTCATCTGTAGTCCCACCTTCGTTAGCTATACGCTCACGTTCTAGTGGTCTAGTGACTGATCCTGTAGAACCATCTTCAGATCCCCATTCGTTACGTGTACGACCTAGCTGTTCTCTGGCTGTCTGTGGATCTACCTCTGATACGTGTGCTCCCTGCTGTCTGTCAGCTATAGGAGAGTTTTTATCAGCTCTAAATTCTTCTTCACCTTTACGGATCTGTGCAATACCAGATTCTATTGTCTGGTCTTCTATGTTTTGGTTACGTGCAGCTATCTGTGCCTGTACTTTTTTACCACCTTTACCTACTAAATACAGTGCACCATCAAATGCAAGACCTATTCCCATACCTTCTACGATGTTTTTTACCTTCATCATAATAGGATGGTCAGTATCCTTAGTAGTTAGTGGTGTATCTGCCCAACCATAGTGTTTAGTTAATGCTCCTAGAGCGTTGTGTCCGTCTGATTCTTTAGATATAAGGTCAGACGCTGCACCAATACCGGCAGCTCTTGTCAAGCTACCAGCTTTTAGTAATGCTGAAGCACCACCAGCTAGTAAGGGTACACCTGTGACGGCTAACCCTTTAGCTGCTGCTACTGTTCCGAGTGCCATACTACCAAAGTGTACAGTGCCTCGCATGAGTTTACCCCACCATGTTTTAGTAACTATGGGATCTTCATAACTTTTGAATGGCTGCCACTCTGGTTCGTAATAACCTTTTTCTTTTCTTTCTCTCTGCATCTCTCCAGAGATCGCATCTACTGTGCGTTCTGGAAAGGTAGCTAGAGAAGAGGCTGTATCCTGTAAACCACCTGACAAAATAGATTGAGCTTCCTTAGCGTAAGCATTTAATCCCCATCTTTCAGCGGTCCTTGGATCAGCTTGCTCAGTTAGAGCTTGGGTTTCTTGAGCCTGTTCTGTTGTTTTAGCTTGAGCCGTAGCTTCATGCTGTATTTGTTGATTATCAAATTCATTAACAAGCTGCTCAGTTTGTTCGACCGCTAACGGATCTAACTCATTGTCTTCCATAATTTATTATATTGTAGCTTCCACGAGTGCCTTGGCAACCGCTGGAAGTAAATTATCAAGCTGGTTCATAGGAGGTATGTCACCAACAATCTTTTCAAACTCCTCTCTTTCTGCACGAGGAATGTTTACAAGTCTTCTAAACTGAGGTAAGCCGTTTAATGCTTTACCCTGTTGATTCTTGTATCTTAATCGACCTAGTACTATAGCTTTCTGAGTGCCTTCGTCAAACATATCGTCTAACTCAAAAGGCATGCTACCCGAAGATAGTACTTGTAGTAGTCCACTACCAGTCATGTCATACATACCAAAGTCTGTATATCCTCTTTGTATAAGACCTAATACTTCTCCAATTGTGTGTTCTGTAAGTCGTTTAGGTAACTCTACATACTGACCATTACGGTTTCTGATTGCATCAAAACCTCCATGTTCTTTCTGTGCAGGGTTTTCTATTCTATCTAAAATCCAATCCATATTATTATCAGTAAGTGCACTTCTTATAGTTTTGGAAGATGTGTTCTTATCTGTTAGTAGTCTAGGATTGTTAACACCATCGTATGCTGATTTAGTATCTTCTTTAATAAGTCCTACATTCTCTAGTCTAGTTTTAGCTAGATCGTGTGGATCTAAGTCAGGGTATAGTTGTGATAGTAATTTATAGTACTCTGGTATACTACCTTTTTTATAGTCAGACTTAAAATATGTTTCAGCTTCAGCTAAGTATGGAGCTTCTCCAGCCATAGCTACGTTACTATATATTAAAGTAGGATCTATTTTAAGAGCTGTTCTAGCTACGTTTATATCGTAGGCTCCTGTAGTATTATACTGGTACTCTGGTAGTGCATCAAAATCACCATCCTTAATTCTCTTAAGTACATGCTCTTCAGCTCCACGTTGGGCTACAGCATCTGTTTGGTTTTGATTCTTTAGCTCACCATATTTCTTGATAAATTCTTTATAAGACTGACGTTCCATAGCTTTAAACTTAGGTGTCTGTGCCTTACTAAGATCATTCTCAAATGTATACTTAGCTATATTTGCTTTTATAAACTCTTTACTATCTGTTTCTATTTCTTTAGGTACACCAGCTAGCGAAGTCTGTTCTACCAGCTTCATGGCTTTTTCTTTTAGTGGTGGGTTTTGTATTGTAGATACATCTTCTAATGTAACTGTACCACCTTGAGCTGCGACGTGAGCTAATCGTTTAACTTTTTCAAACTCATCTTCGTAGCTATCAGTATATGCTTTTTTTAGTTTTTCTGGATAGTCAGTAGTTTGGAACTTTTCTCTGTAAGATTTAGCTGTGCTTTGCATCCAGTCATAGTCTTTGACACCATCAAAATCATCAATGTTGACACTTTCCCACAATGCTTTTGCACTTTCTAATCTTTCTTCTTGTTCTGAATATCTGCTATTCTGTTGCTTAATCCAGTCTCCACGTATCTCAGCAGATTCTCTAGGAAACTTCTTCTGAAATGTAGTTCTGCTACCATCATTTGCAACGAACTCTTCCTCCAGAAAATCAAGAGTGGTAACATATTCTTCTTTGACTCCTTCTTTAATATTTTTAACCATTTCCTGTCTAGCAAACTTCATACCCTGACCGGGGTAGAGTTCTTCATAGTAGGCGGCTCTTCTTTTTATATATCCTGTAGGACCAAACAGAGCATCAGCTGCACCAACTTCAGCTTGTGTAGAATCCCATAACTTTATTTTGTTATTAGTATCAAACGCATTTGTAGCTATTGCATCTTGTGTCTGTGCTGCATTTAAGAGATAAGTTTTTCTATTTTCTCTGTATGCTGGTATCCATTTTTTAAGTAGTAATCTTTCTGGTACGTCAGGATATTTTTCATGTAAGTCACTTAGCATTATAGCAGCATGAGTATCATACCAATCTATATAGTCATCATTATTAAGTAACTCACTGTATCCTCTACCATCAGCTAATTTTAAAGTACGTTTAGATTCTGATAAATATGACGGAAACAGTTGTGTTTCTTTATCAATAGCATTTCGGATGTTTTGTTGTGGTGTAGAAATAGACGCAGCTTGTGCTGTATTTATTAGCTCAGAGGGTGCACCGTCAGCTTCTAGCCTACCAGCCTCACCACTAAGCTCGACACCTATTTCATCATTTAATCCACTAGCCTGTTGTTCAAGTGCATCAGTTTCTAATGTTTCACCTATACCTTTAAGTCTGTTTAACTCATCTCTACGATCACCAAACTCTTGCTGCCTTTCAACTAACTTCTTAGCGTTAGGTAAAAAGTTAATAAGTTTGTTAATGTTATCCATTTTTCGAGAATGAGCTGCATTAAACATTTCTATATTAGCTTTATGAAATGCTTCAGAATCTTTGATAGCTTTATCTATCTCTTTATTCTTGACATCTACTAGAGCTTCTGTAGGCTCTTCTTCCAGATAGTTACTTTTACTAAGATCAGGAGGACGAGAGCTTGCCCGTCCTAATGATTCAAAATATGATTGGGTCATACTACCTCCATCATCTTAACATCAATTTTATCATAATCTACGTGCATAACACCGTCTATTATTTTAACAGCATCAGGATTAAGTTTACCAACTTCCTGAGCCATAGCTCCACGGTAGCGTGTAGAGTGTCCTGTGTAGTTAAACTCCCATATGTTATGACCTTGCGGCGAGCTTCCTACATATTTTATGTTTTCTTTTTCTCGTATATCACTGGCGATTATACCTCCGACTCCTAACGCAAAGTTAAGGAATGTACTAAACCTATCACTAGGCGGCATAAGAACTGGTGCACCATACTCGGGTAAGTATCCGACGTTAGCTCTATTCTTCGCACGTAGGTTCATCATCTGTCTACGATTACCTTGGTATCTTGTTGCAAGATTTCGACCGAACTCATTCGACACAGCATTTTCGAGTTTACCTTTAGCTTGCAGCATAGCAAGTAAGTTACCTCTTCTGGCTGTTCTCGATCGTCCGCCTTCAAAACCTTTCTGACCTTTATAAAACTTTTTGTATAAAGACTCTGTTTGTTTATATGACTCACCTAACTTAGTGTAGGCGTTCATAAGGGAATCACTGGTAGCTCTACTATAACCACGGGCTATACGTTGATTACCTATAATTCCTTTTACTTCTCTGTTGTGATACTTCGTCCCTTCGGATCTGTATTTAAAATTCTTGTCAAGCCACTTCTGTTTAGCTTGATGCCTCATAGCGGCGTTAGCATCTGCGCACACGGCAAAACTCTATAAATGGTAAGTAGTTAGGACCGTGTAATACTTCACGTAAAAACTTGAATCCTAAAAATTTTAACAGCTTTATGTGAGCTGTGTTTCTTTTATCAACGATGTTCCAGAGGAGGGGTTCCTTACGGCTATCGACATACCGCTTCGCCTCTCTTACGAACAACATCGGCTTTTCATGAATGACTGGTGTACAGAGCATCCATATATCATTGTTACGTCCGACTCCAGCCATCCCGGCAGCCTTGCCGCTAGGCGATGTAAAATACACACAAGGGGTCGTCTGAGCAGTAAAAAGAAGGTAGCGGATAGGTTCTACCCCCCAGCCTTCTTCAAGCTCTCTGTGGTCTTCTGGACGTAAGTTAGAGGCCACCTCATAGGCAGCCTTAGTTGTGATTGGGTGTATATAATTAGACACGTTTATAAAATCTAGGTGTAAAGTCTCCTTCCCATGACATACCACGTAGTGTAGCTGGTGATGGATGACTTGATTTAAGTGTAATACCTACATTAATATTTCTCTCATATATAGGTACAGTCTTTATATACTCTGCTAAGTACGGTGCATCGGATGCGTCATACTCGTCAAGTAATGTAGACTCGTATACTTCAGAGTAGTTAGGTTTACCTTTACGAGTTAACGTAGTTTCGTATAGACCTATCTTACCAAAGTGTACTTTGATTCTGTGTACTACAACTGATGAGTTAACATCTGCAAAGGCTCTTTCACCTTCAATCTTTGTAGGGTATATTCTAGGAAACTCTGCTTTGTATTCATACAGGTATCCTATTTTAAGTGTAGCACTTGACCAGTTTCCCGGTAAAGTAAAGTCATCATTATTAATAACTGTACATACTGCATACCTACCTACTCTAGTTGCACCAGCGTTGTCATCTATAACAACCAGTGTACCATTGTAAGAACTGATTTGATCTATCCAGTCTGACTGGTTAGTAAATGTTGTAAGGTTTGTAGTAGCATTATAAGATCCGTTAGCTACAGTTGTGTAGTTATCTAAGTGTAATACATAGTTTACATCTTCGTGATCTATAGCTATATCATTATCTGTTTGCACTAAGCTGACTTTTTGTAAAAAATAATCTGCATCTAAAAAGAAATACTCATCATTGACAACAAAATGGTAAATTAAAGGTCTGTTAAACTTCCATTTAAACCATGCTTGTTGTTCTCTCTTCTCCCCTACGTTAAAGTATTTGTAACCAAACACTGTATCATTATTAGTTTTACCTATTAACACCATAGAGTTATCTCTAGAGTTAGTTAGTAAGTCTACTTCTTTAGGTATAAGTGTTGGTACAACTTTACTTTGTTCTACAACGCTAGGTTCTCCTTCTCGTGCTATATTAGCTACTTCATTAAATCTACTAAATTTACCAGAGCTATCTAAATAAGCTATCGTAGTTCCTAACGATATAGGAGGTATAGCAGTGTTGTAATTAAAGGTTGATATACTTCGTAACTTAGCTGTTTCTGGGTTAAGTATTTCTGAGTCTGTAGATAATAGGAATTGTTGGTTACTACTAAATACAACAAGACCACTATTAATTTCTATCCCATCAAAAATTTCTGACGGAAATGTAGAGGATGCAGATATATCAATCGGGTCAGCTGCACCTACTGTAAGAGCTGACTCTATAAAAAAGTCTGGTGTACCAAATGTACCCGGTCTTGACAGTATGACATTTTCTCCTGATAAAAATGCAAGTCTATTTCTAAAAAATAACACCTTGTTTACTCTACTTCCATGAAAAGAAGGTAGTGGATTAGTCCCATCGTCACCTACTAATCTGTCTTGATATATATACTCTTTAATTGTAAATTTAGTTGTACTTGTACGCTGTATAACTAACGGCATGTTAGTCAGTGTTTTATCTATACCCGGTGCAGCACATTCATTCCACGAACCCGGCCCATCAAGGTCGTTTTGTCCGTCAAATTTTAGATAGTAGTCATCCTCTTCTGCTAGTCTAGCGTTAGCTATCTTTACAATATATCCATTTCTACACTGGTTAGGCAGTCGTGATACATCGTTAACAGAACTTTGCATAACTCGCATAAGATCTTCTTCTACCACCTCCACGTTAAATGGATTGCTGCTAGAGTAATACACACCAGTACCTATAACCTTGGCAGTAATACCAGAGGGTAATCCTGTTGTAAGACCTCCTAGAATAGAATCAGCTGTAACTGCTGTGTCTGCATCAAATGGAGTAGGAGCTGGTCTTATAAGTCCATCAGCTGTAGACGATACAGTACACTTAACATTTGTAGTTTCTATTTCAAGAACTTTAATAGTTACGGTAGCCTGACTTCCGCTAGTGCTAGGAGGGTTTCCAGTTGTACTTACGTTAGCTGCTTCATTAGCAAATGAAGGGCTAATAACAACTGTATCATTTACAGCCCAACCTTCTCCACCGTGTAGTAGTGTAACTTCTAAACTATATGCAGCTCTGTAGTTCTGTCCACCCGGACCTTCACTAGCAGCTTGATAGTTAGGACTTACACCTTGCTGACCTAAAGCTGAAAATCTAAATGTTAGATCTTTACCATTACCTGATCCGATACCTGACCCATTACCACCACTTTTATTTTCTGTAAAAACACCTGTACCTATACCGGGGCAGTGACCTGTACCATCAGACTCGTCATATGTACTTGAAGATACTTCTATTTTCGTAGCTCTGCTAAGTGGAGTAGTAGTAAGACCATCGTAAATATTTAAAGCATATTGTCTACCGTTTTCTGTACGTAACAGGTCAACAAATGCAAAGTGTGGTTCTGGTCTAGCTGCTGTAGTACCTGTAACACCTACCTTTGTATTAGCATTAGTACTATCACGATTAGTAACAAACGTAGTATCGTTAATAGTTAAAAACTGTCGATTCTCTGTTTTAGTTGCATCGTTAATAGTTAAATAGTTTTGTATTCTAGTCTGTGCAACTGATTCATTTTCAATAAATACCCAGTTGTTTGTAGTACCAGACGAGTGAGTAGGTGCTGCAACACCAGAACTTATTGTAGTAAATGCTTGGTAGATTTTATTACCATTCATAACCTTATCATTAGTGTAATAAGTAGTGTTGCTAATCCAGTCAGCTGCACCATAATTACTACCCATTAAAGTTCCGTCGCTACATTTCCATACTCTTACCTGTCCGTCAGTAGCTACCTGTCCTATATATGCTCCTTCTGTTTCATCACGAAAATAGTGAAACCAAGATCCTCCAGACTGTACACTAGACAATGGGGTAGATCCTATTCTTGCACTACCCGGTCTTTTAAATAATCCTTTAGTTACGTCAGGTATAGCATTTACTATATCTGTAAGCTGACCGGGAAACTTAAGATGATCTGGCTGTTCAGACATACCAGCTGAGTAAGCCGGTACGGTCTGTCTAATACTTGTCATTAACGTCCTCCAAGAGTACTCCAAGGTTGATAGGTTTGATATGTACTATCTTCTGGAAAACCAAACATAGAATGATTACCTTGATTACATTCATATTCCATAAGTGATGCTCGAGCTTGCTGCTCCTGTGCACCTAATAATTGTACTAGCTGAGGGTTAGCAACCAGTTGTGTAGCCGCCATCCTTGATGCTCGGTATGTTATGTAACGTCTAAAAGGTAGTGGTAGGTCTGTAAACTCGTACAGTCTTACAACATCTAGTAGTACGTCACCATCCCATTCATCAGTATGGTCGTATTTATCGTATAAGTAACCACCTCGTCTAACAACATTAAATTTTTTGCTAGCCCAGCCGTTGGTTACATCCATTCTAATTACATCAGATCCAATCGCTATTTTTTTATTAGCATCTGGTGTAAATGTAACATGTTTTTCTGTGTTAAAATGCCAACCTTCACCCTGTGTATCTACGTTAGCATCTCGTAACAAGTTATATATAAACGCTATCTCTGGGTTATCATATGCTGACACACCCTGTATTTCTTGTCCTGTAGCGTCAACTACATTACCAAGATTGGTTACTGGTGCTTGACCTATAGCTCCAAGTATTGCATTTACTGCGGATAGTTCTGTATCGAGGTCAATAGTTGTGGAAGCCATAAACTTTTGTAAATAAAAAAAGGGAGCCGAAGCCCCCTGTATAAATAGTATTCTCTATTATGAGAATGATGCGTTAGAAACAGCAGTGTTATTGAAGTTAGAAGAAACGTCAATTCCAGCTACCAATTCTACAGCACAAGCAGGGTTTAGAAAATCTGCACCCATTGCTAAACGACCTAAGATTACGTCGCCTTGGTATACAACTGAAATGTCTCCAGATGTTACCTGTACTTGAGGACCGATTGCCTCGACTACACCAGCAGCCTCTTTCTGGAAGATTAATCCACAGCTATTAGCAAACTTTGCAGCTGTACCATAGTTGTTAATTGTCTTCTGTGTGTTTGAGTTAGAAGGTGTTAGTTTAGAATCCTGATCACCCATAGCTGCACCAACGAAACTACCTTCGTTATCGTTAGAAGCTCTTGGGTTCATGTCTGTCTTAGTACCAAACTTACCAAAGAACGGAATGTTCATTGACTTGTAGATAGTAATACCAGCAATCTCAATGATGCCGTTACCAGACTGTAAAGCAGTACCTTGTACGTCTCTGTTGATTAAACCGTTAGTTCCTACATTCTGTATAAGAGCGTAGTACTGTCTTGGGTTTAACACAGCAACTCTACCTTCACCAGACACTCCTTTCTCATCGAGAATAGCAGCAGCGTCATAGAAAGCATCTATTAGTTTTGCAGAGTCGTAAGCATCAGCAGCAGTTGTACTTGCAGCTGCACCAACTTTAACTACAGAACCACCGGGCTCAACGAAGCCGGACATTGTTACTGGAGAAGGCTGTCTTGCAGCTTTTGTAATAGCTCTGAAGATACGTCTATCATAGTTCTCTGCAAGTGCATAACCGATCTTTCTTGAGATCTCACCACGTAGGTCGTAGTGTGCTAGTGTTTCATCTAGCTCGTATACAAATGCTGAACTGATTAAGAGATCATCGCACTCAATAGTTTTCTCTGCTACTGGAGGAGTCTTGGCATCGTTACCAAGTATGCTCTGTCCGGGAACATGAAACTCACTTGCGGTTCTACCTGTGTAGATAAACTGCATAGAGCGTCCGCCTTTTAGTGTACGTTTTGTAACTAAGTCTCTAGCAATTGTGTTGTGTTGGAAGCCTTTAAACATCTCCCCTGAGAACAACTTTAAATAAAGTGCTCTTCTTTCGTTAGCTGTACCCGCTCCTGTTAGGGCACCGTTATTGGCACCACCATAAATAGGACCGTTGGCATTAGCTGTTGTGGCTTGTTGTGCCATTGTTCTTTATTAAAAAGTAAGATTTATATTTCTTTGTACAAATTTTTCTCGAGATTTTGTAGGTCTATCCCTACCGTCTAGACGGCTAAAGGTATCCTCCTTGGAGGGCAAAAGCCAATTGCAGGGGAGTCCGACTCTGAGGTGCTCCCCGTGCTGTTATTACTTCACAATTTTTGTGTAAGCAATGCCACGATATACGTAAGTTACTTGCATTGTAATCTCCATATACCCTAGCCCCGTTCCATGCT